TAACTCAACTCACATTTTCACCATCTCATAGAACATGAAATATCCTCAGTCTTTTTACGAAAAGGAATCAGTCTGGAACATATCCACATTCTTAAATGAGACAGGGAATGACGGAAGTAGATCCGAAAGGATATCATCTGTCAAACATTTCTTCACACTCTCAGAAGATTTCAAAAGAGTTTTTACTCTAGTGATCTCTCTGAAAAGCGCGATTTTCTGTCAAGGGACATCAGTTTTAAAGATAGCTAATCTCTTAGCATCTTTTAGCTCTGGTATCACCTCGCCCCTTACTAAAAAGGTTATAAGCTTTTCAATATAAGGAATCGGAAGATCCTTAAGAGAATTGCTTAGTTTCCTATTTCAGTTTGGAGTTGGCAGAATCAGTGTCTTTAATAGCACTTCATACGACAGTTTCTTTTCTTTTAGAAGCATCGTAGCGAAAGCTAGTAAAGAGAGACCATAGTTTCCCAGGTCTCCTAACCGCCTTCATACAATAGCCTTCACAAAAGGTATTGGATGTCTTTTCGTCCTTCTATACAATAGATGGTAGAGTATATTTACTCGACCCATCATCGTATTTTGGGAGATGAACATCTTCCAAGAAACTGGGCTTAAATGCTGCCCTTTCGATGAAAATACTTTCGCAAATTCAAAAGAGTCATTATTACTAACGACACTTTTTGATTTGTTAATCGTAACTCCAAACCCTGCCATAAGGTTAAGGTATGAAGTTGCTACATCTTCATCAAATAGGATGATATCATCACCAAGAAGTTCATAATTACAATATCAATTTTTAGGCCCAAGAGTCGCTGACTCTATAGGTCTTGAAAGCTGATAAGCAATCTGAACTATGAAGTGATGAGTCACTGCAAGCATCGCTCAACTAGATAGCGCTCCCATCGGTTGTCCAACTTTATAACTTAAAGGTGCTTCATCTTTAAGGATATATTGTCTTCCAACCAACAGTTCCTTTCAAGCTATGGCCGTCTCTTTTCCTATCAGAGATGATAGTAGAGAGACTTGTAGCTCAATTGGCAATCTATCTGTTGCCGCTGACAGATCATAACCAAATGACTTCCCAGAAATCTTAACTTTTTCCATACATCTCTGTACAGATAGGTTTTGATCAAAGGTTCCATCATTCGGTAATGATTTTAGGAATTTAAAAAGCATTTCATGGAGAGGTTTTAACGCAGATTGCGTTCAAACATCAACCATAGCAAATACTCTTATTTTCCCTGCAGCTTCCTCCTTCGTCGATAGCTGTCCCAGCGTCGGATAATCTAAAATTTTGGTATCAGACTCTCCTATTGGAGGGAACAACCACTGTTTGGACTCCGCAATAAAACTGAAATTTAATTTTAGTCTATCTTGCTTACATCCATCCAGAAATTTCAATAGAGGCTTATCTAAGTTATTCCGCCG